GTTTAAGCAAGGAAAGTCTGGCTTTCGCCACTTTTTCCTTTGCTGCCAATCTCTCAACAGTATTATCTTCATACTTGTCTCGAGCTCTCTTTTCTCGCTCAAACTCTATCCATTCAAAACTGATAGGGTCTTCGGCCTTATACTTTTTATCGTAAAAGCGAGGTGGCCGAACCTTACGACCGTTAACCACCACAAAATCGTGGGGATAAACGTCATCCTTAAACTCTTTATACCAGTCATAACCTATGCCTGGCTTCAGACTCATCTTATTGAACTCTGGTCTACGCTGCGAAACCTCCCCAGTGTCTGGGTCTACCCACTCATAGTGTTCGGCCTGTTGCTTACCGTTAATCTTCTTCATTATGTAACGGGCAACATACGCAGCCGATTGAAAGTTGACCTCTCCGAGGGAGGAATAACCAAAAGGCCACAGCTTTTCAAGCTGTTCGGATCTAAAAATTCGACTGCCAACATCCGTCCGCTTCCAAAGCTTCTTATCCGAAAAATCGAAGTTGAATACGCAGGCATGGAAGTGAGGTCTGCCAAAATTTTCGCCATATTCTCCTGCCATATAAAAACGGATCGGATACTGACCCTCTACGGGGTCAATGCCTCTATGCGCCTTTCTAAGGCGCTTCATGAACTTCTGAAAATGATCATAATGCAAACTCTGGTCTGCCGGCAAGTTCTCATCGTTATACGTCAACGTAATAAAACAATTGTTTGTATACCTACTTGCCTCATGCAAACACCTAATCGCCCACTGGCGAGAACGCTCAAGCCGACATCCTACGCACTGACCGCATGGCAGCGTGAGGCTGCGCACAATATCGTGCCTGGCGCTCTCATAGAAAACAACGTCCCCTGCTGCCGTTTTCCACGCCGATAACGGGTGGAAACAGGGCACGTTACAGTCGCCATCCGCCGCGCATAGGGTTACTACGCATATTGGCGGACTTCGTCCGCATAGAACCCCTACGAAACTTCTTAGCGGCTTTATATTTATTAATTGGTCTGCGACGCATCATATTTTTCTCCTTTTGGTGTCACCTAGCACAGTTACATCAAGTAGATCACTGTGCTTGCTCGCCCTGAACGGGCTCGCTAGGTGACGAAACAACCGCCTGAGCGGTCTCTTGAGAAAGAAGGCCCAATGCCTTCATCTCATCCTTGTTAGCCTCATTAGAGGCAAATTCAACAAAAAGAGCGGGATCATTATCAAACTTCGCCCTTACCTTAGCTGGCAACTGAAGGAAGGAATCTTGAGCTGCCATCACAGCATTAAGGGCAGACTGATAATCAGTAATCCCGCTAAAATCACCATATTGAGGCTGAACGCTACCAATAGGTAGCTGGCCAGTAACATTAAACTGGCGCAAAATATTATTAATATCGCACTCATCTCGAAATGACTGCTTAGTCCTACTAGGACTAGTAAAAACAAGCTTGGCAAGATCACTATTCTTGTCACGATCATAGGTAATTGGATTCTTAACACGGCTCATTTCAGTCCTTTAATTGCACTAATAATTGTGTCGATTAATGGCTTCATTTGGCCATAATCTCTACCCAAGTTGTTCAGCGTATTAATCGCTGAAACTTCACTCTTCAAAATCGTTGTCTCCTCAGACAACTTCTTAACCATAGCTTTAAAATGGTTCTGAATATCTACCTGGCTCAAATTCTGAGCCTTCATCAAACTAGCTTGCTCACCAAGCATAACAACCATAGCCTTAAGACGATCTTCCTCAGAATCTAAATTCCGAATCTCCTTCTTAATCTTCTCAACACCCTGTTGCACAAACTCAGACTCATAACTGGTCTTTATAGCCTGTTCGGCCTGTAAAGCCGAACTAGCACCAGCCGTCTGCTGTTGTGCATAACTCTGCACTGCAGGTGTAAAAATATCTGTTATCTGAGGCATCTGGGCGGAATACATTGCACCGCCTGGCGTCGTAGCGCCACCTCTCATAGCTGCCAACATAGGGTTAATACCTGCAGCCTTTAAATCAGCGGTAGCCCGCTGATACGCCGTATTTGACATACGCTCCTGAAAATCCATCTGCTTTCTAGCAGCCTCTGCTGTAGCAGCATTAGCCGCAGCTGCGGCAGCCTCTCTAGACTGATTAGCCTGACTACCACCAAACAAAGAAGCTGCTGAACTAATAAATGGCGCAATAGACGAAGCCGCCTTAAACGGCTCCGCCACTACCTTAACTACATCAAGTATGCCCATTTTAGAAATGGTCAATCAAACCAGGCACTGAATACAACGGCATTGGCCGTGCCTGACGAACATTAAAAAACGCATCAAACAAAAACTGTTTTCCATTGGCTTCTGCGCCAATAGCTACAACACGCTCAACTGGAGGTGTATCTTCAATAAACTCATCGTTCAATGCAGGCAGAGTCCCAAATTCTTGGGCCAAGTGCCAAGCATCTAATGTACCCGCTGCCGTTGAACGAAAATAGCCAGTAATCTGGCTGGGCTTATAACGATACTCAGCCCAACGCTCCTGATAGCCAAATACTTCGTCATCAGTAGCTGTACCAGTGCAATAAATTTCTTTATTGAGCACTGCCTGCTCACCAAGTGTTGCAAACGCAGGAAAATAGAAATCATAACGTGTAGACCTTGACCACATGCGTGGAAGGCCCTGCTGATATGTCAAATCAGCACGAACCGACACTAAACCTATAAGCACCCCGTGCTCAGTAGCATTGTACGTAAATCCGTGATTGTACGCGAGAGCCGTGCCAAAAGCGGCCAAATTGCCTTGCGGACTAGTATCTTCAGCAAGCCCTGTGGCGCTAGTTTGGGCAACGGGATTAATAGATACGGGAGTGCTACCACCACCAAGATATTCAGGGCGCTGCAAACGAGCATCAGGACTGACAACTCCAAAATGCGAGCGGATAATTTCAGTGTAACGAGTACCGCCACGGGCGTCCCTTTCTAGCAGCTTCTGAATCTGAAACGACTGCCTTAGTTGATTAATAGTTGCGGCTGTAGCTGTAGATAAATCAGCATACAGACCAGACTCAGTACCAAACTCCAAAGCACTATAAGTACCGGCTGAAGTATCACCCAAAACAACACCCAAACTGGAATCACTTGGCGACGGTCGTGCACGAATCTCCCGATCTGTCCAAGCAGAAGTAGAAAACTTAATGATATTACCATTAGACAAAACTTCCGCATTGCCACCTAATGGCAATGTAACAGCCTGGCCCTTCTGAGGCCAAGGCAACGAACTAGTAAAATAATCATGTCGCTTACCGCGACGACGTAAGACATAATCAGCCGGACTGTCCGGACCGTCATCAATATCTACAACCGCAGAATCCTGTAAATTCTGATCTCTAAACCATTCATTCCAAATTAAGTTATACGCACGGGTCCAAAATGCACAATGCGTAACTGTATTTGAACCTGTAATCTGGCCTGCCGTAGGCAGTCCCATGTAATCTTGCAGTGAATTCACTGCATAACCACCGGCCGGACTAGTAGTCTCCGGCACTGTGTAATCTATCGAACTGTCAGGATCTGGGTATCTTTCACCCATAAACTTTTGCCAGTTCTCCCAAACCAGACGGTTTGGAACAAAAAAGAAAAACGAATCAAGATGCATGTTATCCATAATTGGAAACAATGGCGTTGCCAAACGAGCAAACGCCGTCATCTGTAAATTAATCGTATCTCCAGGAAGAACTTCGTCCACATATACGGGAACAAGATATCCCGAATCAAACGTCGTTTTATACGACTTCTGTGAATCAAACTTAGACCGAGGAATATCAGCTCGCGGAATCATAGCGAACTGATGAACATTTACAGACTTATTACGATGCATCATCGTTATCTCCTAATTGCGGGGCGATCTTTTCAGATCACCCCCCTTATATTTAAGTACGACTCTTAACCTGCTTGCCTAACGCTAACAGCTTCGGAGCCTCATGTAAAGCAAATTTACCATCAAAATCATCAAAAATACCCAATTCGTAAAGATCAAAATCGTCGGGATGCGCATACATCTGATTATCTGGCGCATTACGATTGACTTCATCCTGAAAACTACGAATAGCAACTCCAGTAGCAGGTAAAAAAAACGGGCGACCATAGCATTCTGCCGCCCTATCCCTGATAGTACATACTAACATCTTCATAATAGGTCCTCACGTCAAACTACGTTTAAGCAAGGAAAGCCTGGCTTTCGCCACCTT